CTAAAGTCAATGGTGAATTATTTAGTAATAAACATATATCAAAGTCTATTGGTTTTGTCGTTGCAAGAGATGATTCTGGAAAAGTGGTTGATTGGATTAATGCTGTTGCCGTTTGGAATAGCATATTCATTAGTGCCCACATTTTCAAACATGGCTTACCAGTTACTGTGTATTTTCGTACGTCTACTGGTGAAATAGTTGAGCATATTTATACTGTTGCTGAAGGTAAAACTGTAGGTTGGGATGCTTTAATCTTTCCTCGTTTCGCATCTATGAATAAATTAATTAACAATACTCCTGCAGTGCCAAATTTACGTCATAATATATTAACCAGTACTTCTGCTGGTTGTAAATTGGAAATGATTACTTATCATACTTATGATGATTTTGTTAAAGACATTACTCATTCCGATTCATGTAAATTAAATAGAATTGTAGAACGTACTGATGATACTGAAGATTTATTTAAAGCAAAAGCTGTTGTTAAAGGATATGGTGTTTATTCATCTATAGGGGGCAATTGTTCTTCTCCTTTAGTTAATACTAATGGTAAAGTTTGTGGTTTTCATAACGCTGCAGCTGGTAACGAAGGTGCTTTTCTCGCAATAACAGAGGAAATGGTTCATTTAGCAACTGGAGGTGATTCGTCTTTTTAGATGTCCCACTGCCCTCAATTGTAAAATGGAATTCTATATATCAACAATATATGAACAAACCAATTTTTCTCGCGGGATTCACAGTGGGTAATGAAACACTTACCGGCCAGAACCTTGTGATAATACCAGGCTATAAACCTCCATGCAACCTCTTTACTAAATACTTTCAAAATAATAATGTTGACTACATTGGAAAATGTAATCGTCATGTTAATAATAAATATAAAGAGGTTTTGAATAAAACTTTCCAAGACTGTTTGACTAGCAATAGTTATCCAGTCCCTGTCAACTACAAAAAATTTCCGCTTAATTTAGAAGCGAGTTATAAATCTATCAGCAAATATGATCGCCCCCAGCCCATTTTAGATAATGATGCTTGGAAATTAGCTGGTGAATGGACTCAGACACATTTTACTCCGTATATGTCTGGCTCCTCTGTTATATCAGAAGAGATTGCAATCTCTGAAAGTAACAAACAAACAAGTTGTGGCTATCCGTGGTCGCTACAATTTAGTAATAAACAAAAGTTCTATGATAGCCCTGCTAAAGCTTTTTTGAGTGATTATTGGGAAATAATTGCTAAAGATCGTTCTTATGATATATTTGTTCCTATCTGGACTTGCTCTCAAAAAGATGAAGTACGCACAATTGAAAAAATTGTTGCTAATAAGGTACGAACATTCACAGCATCTCCTATTGAACATTCAATTGCGTGTAATCGAATGTGTCTTGACATGAACAACAAATTCTATGCAGCTCACAATAAAGTATGGTCTGCTGTTGGTATGAACAAATACCAAGGTGGTTTTGATATGTTACATACTCGACTTTCGAAACATCCGAATGGTTATTCTCTGGATGAGACTGACTATGATGCTTCCTTGTTTGCAAAAGCAATGTGGGGTCAATGTGATATACGTTGGGACATGTTAAAAACAAAAGATAAAACAATAGATAATAAAAATCGTTTATATGCTCTTTATCATAGTATAGTAAATAGTGTTATCGTTCTTGAAAATGGTGAATTAATCGTCAAACATACTGGCAATCCAAGTGGTTCTGCTAATACCATTGTAGATAATACAATGATTTTGTTTCGTTTATTTGCGTATGCTTGGATAGTTTTGGTAAAACGTTTCTTTGGAAAAGGAAATGATGTGAGACGTTTACTCTCTCTTGCCACTGATGTTACTATAAAAAAATACAATTTAAAAAATTTTGGAACCTATTTAGATTTTATGTCTAATGTTGAAGCTGCACTTTATGGTGATGATAATACTTTCACATGTTCTAATGAAGTTAAAGACTGGTTTACTCCTGATAATATAGCTTCTGTATGGAGTGGTGTAGGAGTGATTACTAAATCTGAAAATGAACTTCCTCTCCCCGCTCATAAATTAGAATTTCTTAGTCATCGTTTTGTAGCTCATCATATTAATAAGGATGATTATATTTATTTACCTTTACCTGATACTGAAAAAGTATTATGTAGTTTATTATATGGTTCTAAAGTTGATGATGTTAGATGGCATCTGTTGCGAGCTTGCGCTCTACGCATTGATAGTTGGCCTAATGTTGAATTACGTAAAATATTGCAAAATTATATAGAATATTTGAATCATCATTATGGTGATCATATGGTTGGTTTTGTTAAAGTGAAAGAAGAGCTTATTAGTATTGAACAAATACGAACAGTTTGGAAAAGTGATAATTGGATAGAACAACTCTTTGTTGGTTTTGAAAGTAAAATTGAAGGTCCTCATGGTAATTGCGCACTTCCTGATAAAAACAATTTTAATACACAAATCTTAGAATCTTTCATAAACAATAATTTTGAATTAATCGACCAACCTGAAATCCAACAATCTATAATGAACAAATACGTTCTAGATGCTCAAGGGCGCAGTAAATCTGTTCCTAATGGCATTTTTTCTCAACCTTCCTATAAACAATTTGTCAAACAATTGTCTGTCGCTGATAAAATACATGCTATACAAATGGCAGTTAAACATAAAGTAGTAGGATTAGATGCTCGTGATAAACAGCGTTTAATTCAACATGCTTCTAAGG